AAGAACACTGGTGCTGAAGGCCTCGCAGAATCGAACGCCTTTATCGGTGGTAAGTCGGCACTTCTCGTGCATACGCCTCGCAATGCTGGTCTGATGACCCCTGCGGCTGGCCTCACCTTCGCTTGGAACAATATTCCGGGCGCAAACAACCTCGGCGTATCGGTGGAATCGTTCTCGGACGATGCACTGAAGCGTATGCAGGTTGCAGAGCACATTCAGGTGAAGATGGCTTACGACATGAAGGTCGTGGGCGCAGACCTCGGCGTCTTCTTCAAGACTGTTGTCGCCTAATTAAACTAACGGGGGCTATTCTTTAATTAGGGTGGCCCCCTGACTAGCACCTAGTGCTACGTCTATCGGCGTAACTGCAAAAGTAGTTAGCCTTTTTACTAAACTTTGGAGTCTCCCCGACATGACACACCCGATTTATCTTAGCTGGCAGATTGACTGGCCACTATTCGTTAAAGTTCCCTTCGGAGACCATAAACGTGGGGAGCACTATAATTGGCTGCATATGAATGTTGAACCACCTCGTGTCGCTCAACTCTACGCATCTGGTTTCTTGTATCATAATAAAGAGTTGGAAAAAGAGATCAAGGTTGGTGATCGTCTCGAAGAGATGGATAGTGCCCAACTAGATAAGCTGGTTCTCCTCCTTAACGTGGAAGTGAGGAACAGGACCAACTCAACTTCGGAATTTACTGCGAAGAAGTGTAAGCAGTCTAAGATTGATGCCAAACAGCGTGGTCTTATTCGTAGCTTCCTCCGCAACAATCGCTGGATCGAAGAAAAGTTCTACGAAACCCGTGATAATATCCTCGACTAAAACTAAGGAGACGACCTAAATGGCTTGGTCCTATGATGCATCTGATCTGGATACGACTACTGCTTCTGGTCGTCTAAACACGGTTCGACTGTTGCTGGGTGATACTGATACCCTAGACCAACAAGTGCAGAACGAAGAAGTTACTTTTGCACTCTCTCAATCTAACGACAATGTATACTTTGCAGCGGCATGGCTCTCTCGAACTGTAGCCTCACAATACGCACGTAAGGTAGACGTTCAACTAGATGGTGCCCTCAGTGCTAAATATTCTGATCTTCATAAGCACTATGTATCTCTCGCAGAGACGTTGGAGTATCAAGGTAAGAAAACTGGGGCTGTTATTGGTGTTACTGCTGGTGGTCTCACTAAATCTGACGTTAGTGCTGTAAGAGCCAATACTAACCGTATTGAAGGTTCTTTCCGTAGAGATCGCTTCCGTAACCCACCTAGCTACGAGACCCCTGAATACGAGTGAGGTAACACCCCATGTATTTCCGCTCTTCTGACTTTCTACGTCTTGTAAGGGACTTTGGTGAAACCATCACTCTGCGTAAGACCTCTACTTCTGGAACTTATGACCCTACTACTGGCACTGTAAGTGGCACTGCAACGACAAACTACACCGTTACTGGTTACCTCTACAATGCCGAGAGTATGCCAGTCGATCAGGTGACTAAAGACACTAAACGGTGTGTTATCCCTGCCCTAGGTCTTGGTGTGGAACCTACTGATGAGGATGTGATTGTTCGTGGTAGCAGCACTCTTGTCGTGACGCATGTAACTACGATTTACTCTAATGGTTATGCTGTCTGCTACATTCTCCATTTGGAGGATTGATATGGCTAAACAGATTACCATTAACCAATCCTTTTACAAGAAGATGGGTCAACTACAGAATCAAGTAAGGGAGAAGGTTTGGACTAAAGGTGAGGAAGTTGTTTCTTACGCAGTAGCTATCAGCCCTGTTTATTCTGGTGCTTTCGTAGAGTCATTCTCCGTAGTTCCTAGAGGCTCTGGTGGTGGTCGTAGCCGTAGTTCAGAGGGCAGGCCAATCGTTGCTGATAAAGCTGGTAAGAAGCAGGAAGAGGCTGCAAGGTTACGTGCTGATGTTAGAGCTATTGATCCCTTAGAAGGGGATGGTTTCACTCTTCGTAACCGTGCGCCACATGCTAATGTTGTTGAAGCAAAACATGCAGTGTTCCTCAGAACTAAAGATAGGTTTAGATAATGGCATCAGTATATGACGACATCCGATCTGCTTTTGAGGTAGCACTGAACAACGTCACTGACGTACCTTCTATCGCTTGGGAGAACTTTAGTTTCACCCCTACTACCGGACAATCTTACGTTAAACCTAGATTGCTTCCTACTCGACGTGAGCCTGCTGTAAGAGGCACTAACCCGCAAATGTATTACCAAGGGGTCTTTCGTGTGGAATGTTATGTTCCAGAAGGCAATGGCCCTGCTGCTGGTGATGATCTAGCAGACAAGATAATCGAAGCCTTCGAGGCAACGACTGATTTATCACACAATACCACCCTTGTTTCCATCCGCTATGCTGAACGTGAGCTAGGCGAGATTGATGGTGCATTCTATATGATACCAGTCAATATAGGTTGGTATTGCTACAAATAATCCTATAGGAGAATAACAATATGGCTTTCGCACAAGGCTCTCGTTCCCGCCTTGCTTATGGTGTCGAATCCACTTTCGGTACCGCTGCAAGCACTTACACTAACCTGCCATTCAACACTCACTCGTTGAACTTGACTAAAGACCGTGTTGCTGGCAATGAAATCCAGCCTGACCGTATGCCCCGTGTTGATCGTCATGGCAACCGTCAGACTGCTGGTGACATTGTGGTTGACCTTCGTGATGGTGACTACGACGATCTGATTGAATCGGCAATGCTGTCCACCTTCTCGACTGGTGTGATTAAAGTTGGCACTACCCCTAAATTCCTGACTTTGGAAGATTACGCTTCGGACATTGACCAAGCCCGTCTGTTCACTGGTATGGCTGTAAACACTATGGCTGTGTCGTTGGCCCCTAATCAGATGGTGACTACCACCTTCGGCATGGTTGGTAAAGACATGACCATCAGTTCCACTGAGAAGACTGCTTCGGCTGCTTCTGGTGCTGCACCCTTCGACAGCTACAGTGGTGACTTGGCAATCGGTAACGTAGGTGGCTCGTCGGCTGTTGCTATCGTAACTGGCATGGACTTCACCTTGACTAACTCTTTCGCACCTACCTTCGTGATTGGCAACGACAGTGCGCCTAGCCTTGAGTATGGTCGTGCAGAAGTAGAAGGCAACCTGACTGCTTACTTTGAAGACGTAAGCCTGATCAACCGCTTCCTGAACGAGACCGAAACTGAGATTGAAGTGTCGGTAGACGATCCTACTGGTAGTAACACCTACACATTCTTGTTCCCCAAAGTTAAGATTAACTCGGCTGACGTTGGCGTAGATGGCCCAACTAGCCGCATCATTAACCTTTCGTTTGTGTCGCTGTACGACAGCACCGAAGGTTCTAACTTGGTTATCACTAAACAAGTTTAACAGAATCCCTACGTAGGGGCGTGGGGGATGCCTGTCGGGTGGTGTCCCCCACACTTATTAAACAATAACCCGATAAACTTTAATAACCCTGACACCCAATTAAAGGAATACCCGAATGGACCTTAAAGACCTTACACCAAAATCTGATGAAATCGTTGTAGTCATTAAACATCCCGCTACTGGGGAACCTCTTAAGAACGACAATAAGAGTGAAATGACTATTACCATTTATGCACCCCACTCCAAGGAGTATAAGAAAGTACTGCATGAGCAGACTAACAAGCGACTAAAGAAGATGCAATCTAAAGGCAATAAGGATATTACTGCTGAAGAGATTGAAGAAGCTACGCTTGAGGCTCTGGCTAAGACGACCAAAGAGTGGAATATTACATACGGTGGGGAACTCCCCAAACTGACATTGGCTAAGGCTCGTGAAGTCTATGAAGATGTCTTTTGGATTCGTTCTCAAATCGAGGGGGCTATCGAAGACTCTCTGGATTTTATGAAAGCCTAACTTGTCAGTTGTGTGAATGGGCTGAACATCAGTTTAAGCTCAACAAGCCTGACAAGGACGGCACTACAGAACGAGAACACTTGGAACAAGTAGAAAGGCAGACCGGACGTAGACTTGAAGCATTGGAATCCCCGACATATTTCCCACCGCTTCTTGAACACGTTTGGTCTGCCTTTATTAGTTTGAGTGGTAGCCGTAGTATGGGTTTTAGTGGCCCTAATCCTATTGGCTACAGCGACATAAAAGACTACAAAGAACTGACCGACACCCCTCTGTCCGGGTGGGAAGTAGATACTATTATGGAACTCGACAGAGTTTATATGGGGGTAGCCAATGGCTGACGATATTAAGATTATTATTGGTGTCGATGCCACACCCGTTGAGCGGGCTGTTAGGGTTATGGATAACCTTGAGGCAGAAGTTCGCAAGGTTGAACGTGCCGAGAAGGCTGGTCTTATTACCAAAGAACGAGCTAAAGCTGAAACCGACCGTCTTACTGCAAGTATGCAGAAACTAAAGACGGTTGCTAATGGCAGCGTATCTGATTTTAATAAGTTTGAAAAGAGTTTATATGGCTCTGGTAAAGCTGCCCGTCGTAATGAGGTAGCGTTCCAGCAAGCGGGCTATCAGTTTCAAGACTTTATTGTTCAGGTTCAGGGTGGCACTAATCCCCTTATAGCATTTTCTCAGCAGGGTTCTCAATTAGCAGGCTTCTTTGCTGGCCCTTGGGGTGCAGCTATTGGCCTTGGTATAGCTGCTGTCGGTGCTTTGGGCACAGCTATCATGGGGACAATGGGTCAGATTAAGTCTTTTGAAGATCAGTTAAAAGAGACAACAACTTCCCTAGAGGCCTATTTTGATCTTATTGGGGAGCATAAAGAGTCTTTTGGCGATACTTTTGACTTAGCTACAAAGAATCTGGTTAAGATTTCGGAGGCATACAAAGACCTTTTAGCCATAGCCAAGATAGAGGCTTTTGATGGTATAAATAAACTCAACGATTCTCTAACAAAATCTGTCCTAAGTGCTAGTTATCTTAAGACTGAGATTCAGGATGTCGGTGATCTTATAAACGAGGGTTTTGTTGCAAAAGTATCCGCTGGCTTGGGTGGAAAAGCAGGAACAGAGATTAGGGGTATGTATAATGCCTTGGTCCAGTTGCGAGAGGCCCCAACGCTAGATGCTCAATATCAAGCCGCCCTTAAGGTAAGAGAAATATTCAAGCAGAATGTAGATGTAACGGGAGAATTAACTGATCAACAGAAGCAATTCTGGAGAGAGCTGTCCACTACTATCCAAAAGATGGAACTTCTTGGTGCAGCAACGAACTTAGCTAATGAAAAGCCGTTTGACCAGAATGAGCTTGACATTATGATTGACGGCATCAACACCTATCTGGACGCTTATGTCGCAGGCCAGAAAGGTGCATACGACGAGGCCGTTCGTATTGCTGCTAAAGCAAAAGCTGAAAAGGAAGCTATGACCAAGGACGAAATTGATGTTATGACAAATAGCATCAATACTTACTTGGACGCTTATGTCGCAGGCCAGAAAGGTGCATACGACGAGGCCGTTCGTATTGCTGCTAAAGCAAAAGCTGAAAAGGAAGCTATGACC